ACCATTTGTTTGCATACTTGGTTTCACTCTAAACAAGTCATAAACTCCAGCAGTTGACATTGTAATCGTGTGAGTTGTTGCAGTTGATAAATCAGTATACTTAGCTTTGTAATCTGCTTCAGCATCTATAGTCAAAGTTCCAGCGTTTGAAGTTGAAGAATGATAGTAATAAGTTCCACTATCTAACATTAATCTACCATTGTTATAGTTATATCCTTGAGAATAGAATGAATAACCAATACTTGCTTTATCAACTATTTGGTCGATATAAGTGTTATTATAATATCTCTTTATCTTAACATTGCACCAATGATAATAATTAGTATTAACAGTTGTGTTTGTAGTTCCGTTGATTTGAAAAGTATTGTGATTAATATACTCTTGAATGTAAGGTGCAACATTGTATGTACATTCAGTTACATTTGAACTTGGTATCTTCTTAGTCAAAGTATATTGCGGAGTAGTTGGAAATGAACCTACACCATTAAATAAAAATATTTCAATCTTCGTTGTTGTTTGTCCTATCTCATCTATAGCTACAATGTATGGACTCCTTGCATTTATCATTTCTTCGTTGGTTGTGTTATTGAATTATCAAATAATTTTACTACATCTAATCCGAACTTTTCAATTAATTCATTCGGTAATTTTTTAAAGGCATTCTCAAAAGGCTTCGTAAAAAATAAACTTGGTTTAATTCCTCTTTTAAATATATTTTTAGCTATTGCAAATTTAAAGCCTAACCTATTTATAAACTCCCCTTTTTTATTTCTTGGTGCTATTCCTTTTCTTACTATCCACTTATCTAAGCTGTTCAACATTTCTCTACTTGGAAATCCTTTACTAAAACTATATCTTGAACCTCGATTAACTTCTAAACCATTAACACCTTTGTCTTGAAACATTCCGTAATCTTCCATATCGAACTCCATACTGAACGAGTTAGGCATAACTTTATACTCACCTTTAATACTATCGTATAACTTCTTAGAACTGTTTTTCTTAAGCCTTGTAAGGTTAGATTTACTTTCCTTAACTACGTAGTCCCTAAAGGCTTTTAATTGCTTTTCAGTTTCGTTAAGTTCGTTTAACATATACTCATATCATTTTGGAAAACTACGTCTAATGTCATTGTGTTACCAGCAATAAGGTTTTCAAATCTTTCCTCAAATGGCTCTACTGATGCAGTATCTAAAACTTGGTAATTATCATCGTATAAATCTCCGTGTTTAAGTTGTTGATAAAGTCTATTTAAAATAAGTAAAGTAGTATTTAAAACATATTGCCTATTGTCATTTCCTTTGAATGAATCAGTAACTAATTCTTTTGAAACATCTACATTATCCATTGCTAAAATAGAAAGGTTACACGTGATAGTACTTTCGTTAAATGTGAAATTGTTTACAATAATGTGAACCAATGGAAAAATTGTTTGTTTAGCTAAATCAATATCAAATAAACTACCCTCAGTAATTGTGTTAACAAACTCCTCGCTTTCAAGTTGTGTTTTAATTTTATCTATTATGCTTAAATATCCGTTCATAGTTCGCCTTTTTGTTTAATGTATAGTAATGCAGTTAAAAATTTATGAAGTTGTAAATCGGTAACTTCATCGAATTTTGTAACATCTCCTTTAGCAAGTTCAAAGATTGATGTATACCAACCCCATTGTTTGCTGAACTGACTTGCTTTTGAAAACTCTCCAAGTCCTTTTTCTTCATCTTCTTCAATTCCCCCTCCAAAAAGGTCGGAATATATTTCAATAATTCTTGACCTAAACTCCAAAAAAAAACCTGAGCTGACAAACAAACTAATAATGGCGAATGTTCCATAACTTCTGAATAAGTTATTGATCCATTATACTTCTCTATTTCGTATTTACCTTTGATGTCTTTTACAATTGGTCTATACATTACTGCCATAGCTTTGTGTAACGTTGATACATCCTTTAAGTATTGTTCTAAATCGATGTATTCCGCTGCTGTAATATCTTCAAAGTTTGGAATGAAACCGAACTCAACACCACCTAATTTAAATCTTGTAATTAAGTTTTTTTCATCGTTGAATATCTTATTGAAGTGTTGAGCAATGTCGATTACATCACTATATTTTATTTGCAGAATGTCTTTTAATTTAACTCCACAAAAATGTTCAAGTATCTTATTAGCGTGGTGCAAATTGTCTTGTGAGTCTTTTGTTTCCTCAATAAAATTTTGATAATTCTTTAACGGAATCTCAAATAAATTGCTAGGAATATTTATTTCAACTTTCATATTTATTTAACTTTTATTTATTGTTTAGTCGTACTACCTGATGAAGTAATTACCACTATTAATTAAATTCTTTCTTGATTGAATTGCTAATGCCAAAGATATTACAGCATCATCGTGTAACCCTATAGGTGCTGAATATTTGACTCCTCGTGTACGTTCGTCATAAATATAGGTAAATGATTCTAACTCGTCAATTAACCATTGCTGATTCAATATAGTAATGTTACGTTGTTCAAATGCTAAAGCTAAATCTTCGACCATTATCGGTTTAGTTTTACTTGAAGTTACAAATGGCTCTATTAATTCATCGCATTGTTTTTTTAACATTTCATAGAATACATCCCCTTGATTATTTACCTCCACAAAAGTCTTTGCATTGTACTTGTTAATTACTTCAGCTACTTTATTAATTATATTCGTCCAGTCATCTTGTCGCCATCTTTCAACGTATACCATTTGTTGACTTCGATTAATAATTGTAAGTACAGTGTAATCGTCTGCACGTCCAATATCTAAACCACCAAATAAAACTTCGTTACCGTTAAATGAATCTGATACGGATAGCTTAACATCTTTGAATAATCCACTTGCATTATCTAAAAATTCAGCTAAGTATTCTTGTCTAAATACGTGGTCAGGTAAACTTCTTCTTCTTTCATCTAAATCAGCAGTATCAATCATTGGATTATCATAACTTGTGAAATGAAAGTATTTATACCTATCATCGTAGTTGTGTTGTAACGATAATTTATGAAAATGATTTTTACCTTTAGGTGTTGAAATAAAAATGACCTTTTTACCTTTTACAAGTACAGTTGCACTTAAAACCTCACTCCATAATTCAGCACGAGTAAAGGCTGTTTCATCTATAATAAGAAAGTCGAATGTATTACCACGAATATTATCAGGTCTTTCTCCTGAAAAGAATTGAATCTTAGAACCGAAACCACTAATTGTTAAATCACTTCTATTAAACTCAAATAAGCCACTATTTTTAGTGACTGACTCCATTTCATCGAATACCTTTTTAGATTGCTTATAGATAGGTGTAACCCACGCAATAGAGCAGCCTTTGTGATTTATTGCCCAATATAACATTTGATTAATACCAAGCATTGTTTTACCGAACTGCCTACCTATATTTAAAACGTAATACTTATACTTCTCTTTGTTGATTGAGTTATGTATTAATATTTGTTTTTCGTGTGGTCTATAACCTTTAATCGTTGACATCGAAATCGAATCTATCTACTATTTTATTTTCGTTCTGAGTCTTTTCAGCAAGTCCGTTTAAACGTTGTGTAATACTTGCATTGTATTGTCCTACCATACCGCCCTCGATTTGGTCGTTACGTATTTCTTTCTTAATATACGAACAGATAGCAACATATTCTGCATATCTTCCATCTCTATTCTCGAAATATTGGTCTATACAACTTATCTCGTTATAACAATAAATAACAAATCCTTCCATTGTCAAAGGCACTCTTAAAGGAACTGGAACTACTTTGCCAGTCTTATCCAATTGATAATTATATCTTGGATTCTCGTGTACTTTTTTCTTATACTTTTCAAATAATTCTAAAAGTATTTCAGGTGTTTCAATATACTTCTTTTTCGCCATATTAATTATTACATAAAACAATTGCTATGTTTCTGCATTTCTTAGTCATTAAGAAAGCATACATAAATATTGGTATTTGTTTACTTTTCATTCTTCTACTATTATTGCATCTTCGTAATCTAAATTCATAAAGTTATCGAAATCACGTTTGCTTATGATTGTAACTTCATCTCGTTCACTCTCTACGTTAAATACTTTAAAACCTTTATAAGTTTCTTTGTCGTATGCTGCTAGTCCAAAACATACTAAATAGAATTCTTTTTTCCTTTGGTCTTTAGGTATTTGTTTAATTAACTTCTTGAACGTTTGTTCTACTTCTTTCTGCATAATTCTTTTATAAGTTGTTTTGTTTTGTCTATTGTGTTAACGTTAGTCATTTGCACCCATTCATCATTATTGTAAACTGTTATAAAGTTTTCGTCTTGATACCATTGAAGATACAAATCTTTATTTATTTTATATTGTGGTATGTTATCTAAAAACTCAAAGCCTATTTTATATAATTCTTGTTCGCTTAATTGCATATTAATATCTTAATACTGCTCATACACTTGCTTTAATTCTTTAATCATTGTTCTCCAGCAATCAGAACAGCTTGTAGGCTCTTGTTTAGCATTAAATACTCTATTGTAAATTGCTAATA